TCTAGTTTACCTGCGTATCTAAAAAAACCATTTTCTGACATCCAATATGCAGAACCATCAACTTCAACACATGCATTTTGTCCAACAAGTCCACAGTTAGTTCCTACTTGTGTAAATGCAAAAGTTAAGGGTTGACCAATAAAACGTTGTGTAAATAATGCCGTATCAGTCCAAACAAGAATTGCATCACGACCTCTAATAGCGCCTCTTATTTGTGATCCATCACCTATTCTTTGTTGACCAGCTGAAGTCAATGCTGATTGTGTGTAATTTTCTATATCCTCTGAATCTGAAAATCTAATAAGCATGTCATCCTGTGAGCTAGGTGTTCCAATAGTTTGTTCGGTTCCAAAAAATACCAAATGAAGTTGAGCTGATACTAACATATGTCGTGATGCTGTTGGTGCATTAGGTATAATCGTAGCTCTTGTATCTGTTGCATTTGTAGCTGCAGAATCCCATTGAAATACAGCACTGTCATGAATTAAACAAATAGCTTTATCACCAAAATTATCTAATGACCACATACCAGGTTCTAATACTAAATCTCCTGATGCTGCCTCACCCCATGCTACAAAGTTTGTTGTGCTGGTTACAGTTGCTCCACCACTGTGAGCTGCAGCTGTTGTACCTCTAACCTCTCTAGTTACACCGGTAAGTTCATTACCAGATATTCCTGTGTAAGATATTTCTTCATTGTCTATTTTTATAAAGTTCGTACCTGAATCTGGAAATTGTGATACATCTCCTAAGATAATACCAGTAGTTACAGCGTCATTAATACCATTTGTTAAAGTTGTTGTAGGCTCACCTGCTACTTCACCACCCCATGATCCAAGTGACCAACCAAAACCTTGGGCTTGTACAGCAGGTCCTACAGGGTAATAATGTTGTACTCTAATGCCACCTGATTCACTTGCACCAGATCCAGATTCATTACCTGGCATTGTAATAGTAATAGTTGTGCTTGATGGCACACTTGTTACCATAAATTTTTTATCGTCAAAATCAGATGCTGTATAATTAGAGTTTGTTATAGAACTAAAATTATCTAATAAAACTATGTCTTGTGCAGATATATTATGATCACTACTAAAAGTTATTGTAACAGTTGGTGATCCATTAGTCGTGCTAAATGCATTTGTAAGCGTTGTTGTAGTTTTAATAGGATGTATGTCATAAAACACACCACCTGAGTATGCGTATAAAATTCTATTTGTGCCAATGATTGCGTATTTTCTAGCTAAACTATTTACAAAATGATGAAGACCACGTCCTGCACCAGTAAGTGCATCATCACCTAATTGTTTCCAACCACCTATTTTTTCAGGTGTGCCATATCTAAAACGAACGTTATCACAGTCAGTCCATTGACCTTCTGCTCCAGTTGGTGTTATTTGTTTATTGATTCCAGGTGCAAACCCTATCTTTTGTAACATATGGCTCCATTATAATACTATTTTACAAATGATGGTAGACCCAACTTGGGTCTTCCGTCAAACTTGTTTTTATCAGCAAATGGGCCATTTACATGGTTATAATGTAAAAATACTTGACCACAAATGTTTCCGTCAAAAGGCTCTCGCCAATGTTCGAGTTTGCAACCACTATATACTAACATATCCCCTACATCAAGCACGACTTTTGTGCCTTCTGGAGCATTGGGTTTATGTATTTCTTTATATTCATCTATGACTGACTTAGTGCCTGTACCATCAATAAATATAGGCCAAGGGTCACCACCCAAATTTAACGTAGTTGATATTTCACAACTAGGTCTATCACTGTGTCTTTTTAATTTATCTCCTCTTTTATAAGCTCTAGAATAAGAGTAGGTAGGTATTAAATCTAACCCTGTTTCTTTTTTCATTACAGGTAACATTTTAACTAATAAAGTTTCCATTACAAAATCACCATAACAAGAGTATGTATTAGGTACTTGTTGATCGGTCCATGTTCCAAGTATCGGGGATTGTGAGTGTATATTACGTGTATACATAAACTCTACAGCATCTCTTTTAAGTAAAAAATAATTAAATATAAAATTAGCTAGCTCATAAGATAAAGCTTTTTTTATGACTTGGTATTTAAACATTAAATCCTTTCTGTATAAAATTAAATGACACAGATATTCTTATATCATTACTTTCGTTAGGTTCAACACAATGCCATAACCATGAGGGAAACATTACTATTCTACCTTCAAGAGGATTTACACGAACTTCTCTCCATAAATGTGATGGTGGTTCACCTTCTTTTCTTGCAGGCATCACCATATGTGCTCCAGATCTAGGTTCATTAAATACTATTTGTCCAGAATTTTTAGGTGCTTTAATATAATAGACACCACTAAAATGACTATTAGGATGTAAATGTGGTCTGTTCAATGCACCAGGTGGATTTATATTAGCCCACATATTTCCCATCATTGGTTCTCTATCTAACCACTCTTCTTGAAATATTTCATTCGTCATTTTAAATAATTCATCTACTAAAGGTTTAAATACTGGTATCTCGTGCATGTTAGTTTGACTATGCCAGCCTTTCATATTAGTTCTTTGTAGACCTTTATCTTTATCAGCCCAAGCAAGAAGTTCTCTTTCAAAAAGTCTATTATCTAAATTTACATCTTTAGCGTATATAATTGTTGGAAAGTATGCAGCTTTAATCATTTAAATGGTGTTCCTCCAAACCACATAACAAGTGATTTTCTATTTCCTCTAATAACTGGTTTAACTCTGTGTCTTATAAAAGATGCAAAAAATATTGCATGACCTTGTTTAAGTTTTGCAACTTTACCTTCAGCTTGAAGTTCTAAATCTCCACCCTCAAATTCATTCTCAGGTGATAGTAAACAAGTCATGGATATTTTTCTAACAGGTGGTTCGTGTTGACAATTTACATCATTATCTACATGCCACTCATAGAACCCACCTTCTGGATATTCTGTGTATTGTGCCATTTCTGTAATTTGCATTCCATCAAAACCAAAATGATTACCATTAGTTGCTTTCATAACCTTTTCTATTTTTTTATACATGGGTTGCATTTTTTTAAAAGATATCCAGCTAATGTGTGAAGTTCTAGTTTCAGTGTCTACCACACCACCTTTAATACCTGTATTACTTCCAACTCCTGCATCATTTCTAGGCTCGCTTCTTCCTGCATTAATTATATCTTGACATTGTTCAGGTGTAAAAATTGGTTGTGTAGTTTCAACTATATAAGATTTCCATCGTGGTTCTGTTATTAGCATATTAATATCCGTATTCTACCCATCCCGTTATTATATATTTATCATTTGATAAAGGAGGGTTGCCTCTATGAACATGTGTAAACTGTGCAGGCCAAACTAGTAATGTATTTTTTTCTGGTTTAAATCTACACTTTTGATATAAAAATTCTGTTTCTCCACCCTCAGTTACATCATTAAGATAAACCATAAAAGCTAATATTCTATTTCTTGCTTTCATTGCTGCACTTTCACAGTGCCAAAAATGATAACCTTCTCCTACTTTAGTTTTTTGTATTTTAACTTCTAGTATAGTATGTCGATCTAAATGTTTTAAATAAGAATATTTTTTAACATATAATGGATATACTTCCTCAAAAAACATTTCTATAAAAGGTTTGTTATTATATGTCATGTAAGCATTAATATTTTTTATTGTGCTTATTGCACTATCAGATACTAATGTTTCATCAATTTTTCTTTCATAGACAGCGCCTTGTTGTTCGCACTTATTAAAATAATTTAAATAATCATCTATTAATTGATTTGACATAAAATTTTTAAATATACCTATGTGGTTATCTATTTGATATTGTTTGTCCATTAGATGGCTCCTCTATTTTTTACTGGATCAAACTGTACATCGCAGTTTGCAGCAAGAGTTCGTCTAGTCTCTGTTGTTCCATTAAATGGATATACACAGTGTCTCATGTCATATGGAAAAATATAAAAGTCTCTAAGATTCATTGGTGGTTGATAATCTATCTTTGCAAACTGGCCATTAGCTGCGCCTAATATCTGTAGTCTGCCATTCTGTTGTATGTGTCCTGCTGAATATTCTCTACCATATGTTGATGGTAATTTTAAAATCATTACACTAGATAAACCAGTAAATAACATACCTCTATGAATATGTGCTGGATTATATTCGTGTTGTTTCATCTCATTAACCCAAATAGAATTTAGATGTGTCTCATAATCTCTTATTTTATTAAATGCTAAATAGTGTCTAAACATTTCTATAAAATAATTTGTTACATCTCTTGGTAACATATTATGGTTTTTCATCTTAGATTGATCTTTGCCATCATAAAATAAAGAATGTTCTTTTTCTATTTTACCAACTAGTTGACCATTTGCAGGTGCAAGATTGTGATAGTTCGTTTCGTATATATAGTTAATACTATTAAAGATATCTAAAGGTACTTGATATTTTAAAATAGATTGACCTAAGAATACAAAATCAAACTTTAGGTTTTCCATGTTGTTCAATCTGTTCTTTCTCTTGATAACTACTTTCTAATTCACCAGATTTTTTAATTCTTTGTAATGATTGTAATTGTCCCATTACATTAAATACTTCTGCTTCTGATGAGTTTGAATTTAATGATTTAGCTTTTTCATGATATTGTAAACCATATGATTCTAACTGGTGAACATTAACATCTTTATCATTAAAAGATCCATCGTTAAATTCTTTTTTTAATTTAGACCACATCTTAATTTCACGCATTCTATGTTTTGCAATTTTTTCCATAGAAGCTTTTGCAAATCTAGCTTCGTCTAAATCTATTTCATATTTAGTTTTTTTATATTCATCTTCTTCTTTATCTATTTTTTTTTCTAACCAAGTTATCTTTGCTTCGTTTCTTCTATAGTCAAATGATAGTGTCATAAGATTATCTAAATAACTAGATTGTTCTCTAACACATTGCCAATACTTTGATGCTTTAGTTGGATATCTATTGTCCTGTAATACAGAAAACCGTGCTTCTGTTTCTGTTCGAAACATTTGTTTCTTGGTCCATGTATCACGAAGCTCGTCTACCATACCTTTAAACGATGATAGATCTTCTGTTGATAACAAATTATTTAAATGTGGTTCTTCACCTTGTATAACTTCTTTAACGTCTTTTTTCATAGCTTTATCCTTTATAATTAAATGTAATATATACTAACTAAAATATATTACAAGTCTTAACTGTCTGTAAATGTTCTAGTAACACCAGCACCTACAACCCACTCTTCTGTTGATGTTAAAGTAGCCGGTGGTCCTTCTCCACCAAATGCTAAAACAGATGTAGCCGAGTTACCACCTGATCCTAATTGTACCCTACCTGTATTTAAATCGTTTTGTTCAGACCAATTAGTTCCATTCCAATCCTCTGTTAAAGTAGATGATGGCCCTGTTCCTGGTTGTCCACCAAAAGCTAAACCGTTTGTGTCGCCGCTTGACCCCTCTCCTGCAAGATTATATCTTGCTTGATTTAAATCATTAACTTCAGTCCAATTAGTTCCATTCCAAAGTTCTGTTAATGATTGTTGTGCAGTAGAATATCCTCCAAAACCTAAAGCTGAAGTTTGAGTTCCTGAACCTCTAATACCATATCTAGAAGTGTTTAAATCATTTACTTCAGTGTAAGAAGTTCCATCATAAGTTTCTGTTTTACCAGTTGCTACTGGTCCATATCCTCCAAAAACTAAACCTGCTGTGTAGAGACCAACACCTGCTCCATTATACCTGTTTTGATTTAAA